CTATATTTTTCCCCCGGCGGAACTTTTCGCACAAACTTTTCACCCCGGGGAGAGTTCCCCTGAGGCTTTCTCACTTGGCATGGCGGGTTTACCTGGCTCCCGCTTTGAGAAAGCCTCTGGAGGACTCTTCCTTACTTGTCATGAACCCAACTGAAAGGGGGTGCAAACCATGCCTAGGTATAGAAGAACTGGTGGCGAACCCGTCAGAACTGATACGCAAGCCCAGCGTCCAAGGCGACGGCCCGCAACCACTCCAGAGGGTCGTGAGAACCAACTGATCTCTTTGGCTGCGGACCTCGCTGAGAGACAGTTGGAAGACGGCACAGCCTCCGCTCAGGTCATAACCCATTACCTGAAGCTCGGCTCAAGTCGCGAACTCCTCGAACAAGAACGTCTTCGCGGTGAGAACGCGCTACTCAAAGCCAAGCGAGATGCCATGGAGTCACAGCAGCGTATGGAAGACGGCTATCTCAAGGTCATAGCCGCACTTCGCTCTTACTCTGGCTACGACGCTGAAGAGCCTCAGGATGAATAGGACTTATTCCGAACTCGTCCGTCTACCAACCATGTTGGAACGCTTTCAGTACCTAGCTCTTCGCGGAGAAGTCGGAACGGCCACGTTCGGATTCGATCGTTATCTAAACCAGCAGTTCTACAGGTCCAGAGAATGGCGTAATCTTCGTCATGCGATCATTGTCCGTGACAATGGTTGTGACCTAGGGATCGATGGTTACGAGATCAACGAGTCAATCTACATTCATCACCTGAATCCGATGACCGTAGCCGACATCGAGCTTAGCGATCCACGAATTCTCGATCCCGAGAATTTGATCTGCGTAACACACAGAACTCACAATGCCATCCACTATGGCAACGAGAGACTTCTTCCCCGAAGGATCGTTGAACGCAGACCAGGCGACACAAAGCTTTGGTGACAGACATTTCTAAGGAGGCGGCAATGACCGAAGACAAGCCCCATTACGACGAGGAAGACGTTCCCGCGGCTCTGAAGCGTGAGACGCAGGACGGACCCGGTTTCGACTCTGAGGACGAGCTCCCTCCGAGCGATTTCGTCTCCTTTGCCAAGGGCGACGTCGAGAACGACCACGACGGTGACAACGAAGTTGAGGAGGACGGCAAGTGACCGCCACCATCAAGTACGACCGGCACGTCAAGAATCTGATCGACCAGCTCAGTGCGACGGGTCACGTCACCCACACGAGCTACAAGAAGACTTCTGTCACCATGCACCACAATGGTGGCCGTCTGTCCCACGAGGGCGTTCTCAGCGTCTGGAAGACCCGCCCGGCTTCGGCGCATTTCGACGTCGACTCCTCCGGGGCTGTCGCGCAGTACGTCAAGGTGAACGAGTACGCCTGGGCTGTCGGCAATGCACAGGGCAACCGTGAGACGATCTCGATCGAGAACGCCAACATCACCGGCGGCCCCAAGTGGGAGGTCGCTGACGCCACTTGGCAGAGCTCTGCTCGCCTTGCGGGCTGGCTGTTCTACCACGTGATCGGCGCTCGACCCACCAAGAACAACCTGTTCTTCCACAAGCACTGGTCGGCTACCGACTGCGCCGGTCCGTACATGGACAAGCTGTACCCGAAGATCCTCAAGGCGGCTCAGCAGGCCTTCGACACTTTCAAGAAGGCTGCGACCACCCCCTCCTCCCCCTCGACCCCCACCACCCCCAACACGGGCGGCAAGCTGTCGATCGAGGAAGTCGCCAAGAAGGTCATCCACGGTGACTACGGCAACGGTCCAGCTCGAGTCAAGGCCCTCCTCAGGGACGGTTACGACCCCGGCAAGGTTCAGAAGGAAGTCGACCGTCAGCTCCACAAGACCACCGGCAAGAAGACCGTTCAGCAGGTCGCCAACGAGGTCTATCGCGGTCTCTGGGGCAACAACCCCGATCGAGCCAAGAAGCTGAAGGAAGCTGGCTACAACCCCATCGATGTTCAGCGCGAGGTCAACCGCCTCGTCCGGGAGAACACCCGGTAGCGTCAAAATGAGAGGAGGTTTCCCACGTGCCACAAAGCATACTCAACAGTGTCAAGAAGGTTGTCGGCTTGGCTCCTGATGACCCAAGCTTTGATCTGGACATTCTGCTTCACATCAACTCGGTCTTCGCCACGCTGAACCAGTTGGGGATAGGACGAGACGAAGGCTTCCTGATAGAGGATGACGGACCCACGTGGGAAGTCTTTCTCGGGGAAGATCCTCGTTACAACTTCGTGAAGTCCTATGTCTACCTTCGAGTTCGTCTTCTATTCGATCCCCCGGGTACATCGTTCGTCATTCAGTCGTACCAGGAACAGATCAAGGAGCTCGAGTTCCGAATGAGTGTCCTGAGAGAAGGTGAAAAGTGGATCGATCCGACAATTCCGGTAGTCTGACACACTACGGCGTCAAGGGTATGAAGTGGGGAGTCACCCACGATCCCGCCGGTCATGCAGTGGCGACCCCGGCGAGGGCTAGGGCCTCTGATGACGCACGAACAGTCGAGAACGCTCAGGTCAAGATCCAGGCTCATGGAACTCGGGCTCTGAGCAACAAGGAACTCCAGACGGTTATCAACCGTATGAACATGGAGAACCAGTATCATAACCTCACGAACGAACATCGTGAACTTCTCGACTCCGGTCACCAGCAGGTCAAGAAGATTCTTGCTTACGGCGCGACCATCGAAAAGGCCCGCAAGTTCGCGGAATCCCCCACCGGTATGTTCATCAGAAAGCACGTAGGCAAGGTAGCCAGTGTTGGACTCGCCTACGTGAGCGGTGGTGGGACAGCGGCGGCCGCGGCAGGCGCCAGGGTCTTCGTTCCGAACATGTTGCCCTCTGGTAAGTAGATTGGAGGGTAGACGATGACTCTTTCGAACACGGCAACGCCAATTTATTACGGTCAGTTTCGTGAAGCGGTTATGCGTGGTGAGATTCCGGTCAATCGGGAAATTTCCATGGAGATGAACCGAATCGACGCACTCATCGCCAACCCGAACATCTACTACGATCCTCGTCCTACCGAGGGCTTCATTCGATACTGCGAAAACGAACTGACGCTTACTGACGGAAGCGATCTACACCTACTTGACACGTTCAAGTTGTGGGCAGAACAGATATTCTGTTGGTACTACTACGTCAACAGAAGCGTCTATGAACCTCTTCCGAACAATCGCGGTGGCGTCTATGTCGACAAGACCATCAAGAAGCGTCTGACAACCAAGCAGTACCTTATCGTCGCTCGAGGTGCCGCCAAGTCGCTTTACGAGTCCTGTCTGCAGAGTTATTTCCTCAATGTGGACACCTCTACGACGCATCAGATCACAACTGCTCCGACAATGAAGCAGGCCGAAGAGGTCATGTCACCGATTCGTACTGCGATCACTCGGAGTCGTGGTCCTCTCTTTGCATTTTTGACAGAAGGATCACTTCAGAACACAACTGGCTCAAAAGCGAACAGAGTTAAGCTTGCTGCGACCAAAAAGGGTGTCGAAAACTTCCTGACGGGTTCGATGCTCGAAGTTCGTCCTATGACGATCAACAAACTTCAGGGACTTCGTACCAAGGTGGCCACTGTAGATGAGTGGCTATCTGGCGATCTCCGTGAAGATGTCATTGGTGCCATCGAACAGGGTGCCTCGAAGCTGGATGACTACCTGATCATAGCTGTCAGCTCAGAAGGAACCGTTCGAAACGGTAGTGGTGACACCATCAAGCTGGAGCTTGCCGACATCCTCAAGGGAGAGTATCAGGCTCCCCATATTTCGATCTGGCATTACAAGTTGGATGAACTTGAGGAAGTCGGCAACCCAGCGACATGGTTGAAAGCCAATCCCAATCTTGGAAAGACCGTCACATACGACGTCTATCAGCTAGACGTGGAACGGGCCGAGAAAGCTCCGGCCGCAAGGAACGATATTCTTGCCAAGCGGTTCGGAATCCCGATGGAGGGCTACACGTACTTCTTCACATACGAAGAAACACTCCCTCATCGTCGACGTTCCTTTGACGGTATGCCTTGTTCTATGGGTGCTGACCTGTCGCAGGGTGACGACTTCTGTGCGTTCACCTTCCTATTTCCTCTTTCGAACGGAGGATTCGGAATCAAGACCCGGAGTTACATCACGTCACTGACGTTGGTGAATCTCCAGATGGCTATGCGGAAGAAGTACGACGACTTTATCCGCGAAGGTAGCCTGCACGTCCTCGAGGGAACAATCCTCGACATGATGGAAGTCTATGATGATCTCGACAGGTTCATCATACAATCTGACTATGATGTGCGCGCATTTGGTTTCGACCCCTACAACGCTAAGGAGTTCGTAACCCGCTGGGAAGCGGAGAACGGGCCATACGGCATCGAAAAGGTAATTCAGGGGGCGCGAACAGAGTCTGTCCCGCTTGGGGAGCTTAAGGCTCTGAGTGGCGAACGCTTGCTCATATTTGATCAAGAGCTCATGACCTTCGCGATGGGTAACGCCATCACGTTGGAAGACACTAACGGTAACCGAAAGCTTCTCAAGAAGCGTCAGGACGCCAAGATCGACAACGTAGCGGCGATGATGGATGCCTTTATCGCCTATAAGCTCAACAAGGAGGCGTTCGAATGATTCATTCGGAATCCCCCAATTCGGACGCTCTTGTTCACTATGGTGTCAAGGGTATGAAATGGGGCGTTCGCAAGGCTCGTACAGGGCAGCTTGCCGACTTCGCTCGTGTTCACGAGAAAGTAGCAGCGGGTAAGGGTACTCTCGTCGAGAAGCATTTCGCCCTGAGCACCAACAGCAAGACAGGAATGGTCAGGCGGGGTCTTAAGGCTCAGTCTGCTATCTCAGCGAAGAATGCTCGCGACGAGATCGAACGACTCTCGACCGGTAAGGCCAAGGTCAAGGATATTCTCCGTGCCTATGGGTCTGCCAACGTTCACGACATCATCCGCTCCCGAAGGAATGACAACAACTTCGAGGACAAGGTTCAGCGAAGGGTCGAGAAGACAGGCAAGTCTGTTCAGAAGGCTGAGAAGTCTCAGAAGCGTCGAGATACTGCTGTCGCTCTTGCGGTTGCCGGTGGTATTGC